CCCCTGTGCCATGGGCATAGGCGGTAGCATCGGTGGTGGCATTGGGGGCGGAGGAGGTTTTTGTTTGTTACCTGACTCGTTTATCAAAACCAAATATTCTGAGGAGTTGAAGATAGCACTCCACGAATTGTCTACGAAATTATCGACGATGAACCCTGGGGAATGAATGTAATTGGATTGCCAGGCAGCGGCCTCAGCATCTCCTTCAGCTTCGAGAAGTGCAGACAGTGGATCCTTTCTGGAATAGCTTCCAGTATAGCCCAGTCGTCCTGCCTTCTTCCACTCTTCCCATTCCCGTATTCCTATCTGAGATAAATATAATGCTTCCAGTAATTCCCACTGAGACTTGTAATCGTTCATAAACGCTCTTGAGGATTTACAAAAACTACTCACATAGTCCTTGGCTACCTCTATAAAAGCAGGACTTGGAGGAGGTGCTTCAGCCGGCCTTTTAACTGGACTTGGAAGTGCAAGACTCAAAGGCATCTTCATCGGGAGGGAGGGTGTATTCGATGGTTGAACCGGAAGTTCCGGAAACTGAAGCATTTATTCCTCCTAGTCCAAAACTATCAGCTATTGTAGGGCTATGTGCTAATTAATTAAAATACAATAGGTTTCTTAAAGATATAAAGTATTTAAATCAACTCGTTCTTTTTTTCTTGACATACATAAAAAAATAGGATATGGACGCTCCTATAAAACAGTAAGGATGAAGGGAGGTGTGAAGATGTATCTTACGCGTAGAGAGATTTTGGATGAGATGAACCTGAGAAAGTATGGACTGGGAGTGACTAATGCTGCCAGGTTCCTACATGATTTTTTCCAGGTGCTTCGGCAAAGTATGTGTAGAACTCACAAAAGCTACCGGGAAAAATACTTCGGTGCCTGGAAGGTTGCATATTGGCCGGCCCGAAGATTCACAAACCACATCACAAAAAAGACAGACGATTACCCCGCCAGTTTCAGGTTGCGATTCGCAGCCTCTTCACGATTCAAAAAGGAGCTGAATAAATGACGAATTTGCCGGAGACAATAGCATGGAGCCCGCAGATGGCGGCTTTAGTCAAGACGAAATACAATGATGTATTTCAGAGTATTGCTGAATTTCAAGCCTACCGTTATTGCTGTGAACATACTGGCCTAGATCCGTTAATTCCCGAACTTTGGCCCGTAAGGTATGGTGGAAAGAACCCCAAGATCGTTTACCAAACCTCGATTGAAGGCTACATCAAGATGGCCATTAAGAGCGGCCACTATGGAGGCTTTCTTCCACCAGCGTGCGTGGTGAGATTCAGAGATGCCACTAAAGGAGAAGATCTTTTTGAAATCCCTATGAGTCTATACGATGCCAAGAAGCATGAGCTTGTTCGTGCCATCGCCAGGGTAATTAACAAGGAGTTTCCAGTTCCGCAGGAGTACTTCGCGGACCTCAGTTTCTACAAGAAGAGCGGCGATCAGTTCAGCAATTTTTGGGGCCCAGCAGGTGAGCCTCTAATGCTTTACAAGTGCGCCCAGGCCGTAGCACTTCGTAGGACGTTCCCCAACGAAACGAGGGGAGTTTACACACAGGAGGAGATGCACCAGGCTGATGAGAAGTTCACTGCCACTGTTACCATAGAGAAGCCAGTTAAAAAAGCTCTACCTCCGCCGATGGCACCGCATGTTCCCGAGGACATCGAGCCTCCACCTCCCAAGCCCAAGTCTCCCCCTGTTATTTCAGTTCAGGAAGAGAAGTGGAAAAAGATCACAGACTATCTGGCAAAGAACGGGTGTACCGAGGAGGGCATTGATTGGGTATGGGAAACTGTTGTTGCAGCCTACGCTGTCGATGCTATCTGGGATATCCCTGAAGTAGAGATGGAAACAGTGAAAAAGTATGTGTGGGCTGAATTGATTCCGCAACTGATTGACAACGAAATGATGCCCCCCATCCTCAAGAAAGGAAAGTAATGGAGCTTACCCCACTCTCAAAAAGTCGTTATGGGGTATGGGAGAAATGCCACTGGCGGGCTGCATCGGAATACATTGATAAGATCCGGCCCGCCGCTGGGCCTGCTGCCGCTCTTGGTAGAAAGCTCCACGCCCTCCGTAGGAGAGTTCTTATAGGAACTCTTAACCTAGATACTGCCGTAAGAAACCTTGATAAAGCTGCTCAGGATATCCTCTATGAGTCCATAATGATGGATGAGTATGCAGGCTATCCTAACCAGTATTTTGAGAAAGATATCAAAATTGGAATGGACAGTACTTTGGCTCGTCGCGGAAACAAAGCTGTGGCTCGGGCAATTCTTGATAGGATTATTCCTATAGACAGACAACACGCCATAGTTGAAGACCTCAAAACAGGCCGCTGGATAGTTGACGACGTTTTTGAGAGGCACCTCTATGTCCTGGCCTACGTAGTTGCCTATGGACCCACTGTCCATATAAAGTTTTCTAGGGTTTACCCCCAGGTTAAACAAACACAGCATTGGAATTATGAACGGCTAGAACGAGGAGACTATTTTGCCTACCGCTGCGTGGAGGATAACGAAACCATAAACCTCTGGGACTGGTTCCTAGAGAAGTGGCGGGATGTCTGCCTCTCTTCCCCGGACCCTAACCCCGGAGATCAATGCCTTAACTGGTATGGCGCCCCGTGTTACTTCCTCGACAAGAACTGCCCTATTTCATTTTATGCTCCCGTGGAAATGAGCGAGCACCAGATAATAGGAAACGCACCATTGGATGCTCTCGTGCAGGTGAGGCGATCCGAAGCTATAGCAGCCATTCCCGAGGATATTATCTCCGCTGCTTACATTGCTGTTAAGTCTTTTCAATCAGGCCTCAGTGACGTTGAGAAGAAGGTTAAGGACTGGTGCAAGATAAACAAGAGAACTTTCAAGATCGGCATAGATGAGTATGGTTGGAGTGAGAAGCCTGGGGAGATCTGGCAGAAAGGGAAGATCATCGAGTTCCTTCAGTCGCAGGGAGTTGATACCTACGGCCTAGGGAAGGCTATCAATATCTCCAGATCTTCTCTTAACTACCTTCCAAAAGAACACCACCACCTTATTGATACCATTTTAGAGAGCTTTGTGTTAGAGGGGAACAGAGGCAAAAGCACCTTTGGGAAGGTAACAAATGAACAATGAGGAAAAGAAAGTAAGCCAACTACGAATCCACCATATCTTTGAAAAGATTCACACCCAGTTGCAAGAGCTTAGACTTGAGATAGAGTCACAAAGAGATCCTGTCACAATGGAGTTCATTGGGCAGATAGAGATTGCCATCTTGAAACCTGTCCATGGGTTAAGGGTGTATATGACAACAGGTGAATTTCTCAAGTATGAACCGGCAAAAACCCCATGGAGATAGCAATAGATCCTGGAATCACTGCGACGGGTGTGGTTATTTTCTCAGGTGGAAAGGCTATTCTAACAAAAACCTTTCGGCCAAAGAAGCGCGACGATCCGATAAGAGTTAGGCGACAACAGATTGTGGATGCTCTCTTAGCCTGGATATCGGATGTGTCTCTTTCTCGTGAAAGTAAAATCACTGTCATTGCAGTCGAAGAGCCTGGTATGTGGGGCAGGCAAGGCAAAGGCAGTAATCCCACTCTCCGCATTTTTCATCACTTCAATGGATACCTTCTGGGGAGATTAGATGTTTATTGTCTGGACAGTGACATTAGGCTCCGAGAGATTAGTAAAGGAACCAAGAAGAAGGAAGAGGCTTGTATGGTTGCAGCATCTAAAGGCTTCGAAGGTGACGCCCACCAAGTTGATGCTTTCTACATTGGGGCCTTGGGAGGTTTCGTTGCCTAAAGAACAAAGTGTTGAACTCCTCAGCTCGAAATATGTCTCCCCTTCTCATGCCGACAACAAGGCCGATAAAGTCCTTGTGAGTGTTTTGTCTGTAGTTGAGGAGGCTATCAACCGGGGACAGTTCGAGCTGAAGGACATTGAAGCGATCTCCGCCGGCCTCATAGTTGTAGGACTCCGGGCTGGAGAGAAACAACGAACTCGAAACAAGATCAATTCCGTAGACAAGCAAATCAACCGCATCATGCAGCTAATCAAAATTCGAGAAGAACTGGATGTCCAAAGGCAAATAAACACGCATGTCAAGGACTTAGAATCTAAGATTGAGGCTCTAACAGAGGCATCCAAGAATGTCAAAAGTTGACGCAAAAACCCTCGACAAGTTATCCAAGGCAGTAGACGCTCTTGTTAATTTAAAGAAAAACACCCCTGAAAAAGAATACGACAACATGGCCAGATGGATTCAGAAAAACCTCTGGATAAAGCCCAAAGGTGGGGGGTTGCAACGATTTGTTTTGAATCGGTTCCAAAAGCGGTTACTGGCGGCTCTTGTCAAAAACTTCAAACAGAAGAAGCCGGTGAGGTTCATTGTCCTCAAGTCGCGGCAGGTTGGAATATCAACTCTTGTCGAGGCTTTCATGTTCTACTTACTCACCAAATACCCATCCACCACGGGCCTCGTCTTGGCCCACAGAAATGATTCAACAAGGAACGTGTTCACTATAGCCCGCCGATTCTGGCAGAACCTCTCGAAGGAAGAGAAGATACCGCTGGAAGGCGGACGCCCGGCCAAGGATCATATCGAGTTTATGCCACCGCACTCCTCGGCCTTTTGGGTAATGACTGCCGGCGGTGACGAAATAGGGAGAAGCTGGACACTGAACTTTGTCCACTGTTCGGAGATGGCCTTTTTCCCGAACCCCGAGCTTACACTCACCTCCCTCAACCAAGCCGTCCCTAAGCCCTCTGAGACGTGGTTCTCGATGTATGTGATCGAGTCCACGGCCAACGGCCTAAACCTGTTTAAAACCTACTGGGATTTAGCTAAGACGGAAGAGTCGGACTGGCAGGGTTTTTTCTTTTCATGGGTAGATGATCCAGCTTGCTCGCTTGAACTACCCCCTGGCCAAGAGCTGAAAAAATCCAAGACAGAGATAGAGTTTCAACTAAAACATCACTGGACAGACGGACAGCTCCTATGGGCGAGAAAGACATGCCAGGATCAGTGTCATGGGAGCTGGCCGAAATTCTTCCAAGAGTATCCCCCGGATGAGCACACAGCCTTTATTTCCACCGGGTTCAACGTGTTCGATCCTGAGACTATAGGCAACATGAAAGACGTGGCTGTTAAGACGCCCTCGATCTTCACTGGAGAGATTAAGTTTCTGAGCGCAACTGAGCCCTACCCGAAACTCGTGGACACCCCGATGGGCTCTCTGACAATCTGGGAGAAGCCCGACACTAATGAAGAGTATGTCCTGGGCGTGGACTGTAGCGAGGGGATCGGCGCGGACTATTCGGAGATCGTTGTGCTCTCCACCAGAAAAGTGAAGGTTGTCGCGCATTACCGTAATAACCGCATCAAACCTCAAGATTTCGGTATAGCTTGCTGGCTCCTAGGGGCCTATTATTATTATGGGCTCCTGGGAGTTGAAAGAAATGCCGTGGGCCTTGTTATCCTGGCTGTAGTGGAACACGGCCATGGGGATCGCCAGAAATACCCGCAGCTCCGTCGATATCCCAACCTGTATTACGAAACACCCCTGGATAAGAAAACCGTTGAAGAAGGGAACAGGTTAGGATTCAACACATCGAGAACATCTAAAAAGAATGCCATCGTGAGGCTGGGTGAGCTTATCTCAGACAGAGACATAAAGATATACTCTATACCGTTACTAACACAGCTCGAAGGACTAATATGGAGCCCCAAAGACGATAACTACATGCAAGAGAATAAAGACCCAGTCTCAGAACTATACAATGATGATGGTGTAATGTCATTATCTATTGCTAATGCAATGAGAGCATACAATTTTGGCAGAGGCTTCTGCCCCAAACCAACAAGGGAGGATTTCTAATGTCGATGCTTCAAGAAGATTACATCTGTGGAAACTGTTTATTCTTCGTAGTCAACACACCGGGGGGCGGAGCTGGAGAATGCCGGTTTCACCCTGCCTCTGAAAAAACAGCAACAACTTCCGTGCTTAAATGGTGCGGCCAAGGCCAATGGTTTAACGAAGATCAAATGATGTATGACGCATACGGAGACTGGATTTACAGAGGTAGAGACGAGGAAGATTGTGAGTCCTGTCATGCTTAATTTCAAAAACATGAAAATAACTCTTGACATTTGGAAAAGAACCTGGTATTGAACTTCCCGGGTTAGTTAGTTTTGTGTGCGAGATTGGGCCTTACCGTGTTTCCTTTCCCCCAGTCTCGCACTTTTTTTTTACAAGAGAGGGTGTAAAATGACAAGAAGAAGGGGTGTTGTCTATGATGTGACGTGTCTCATCTGTGAAACTAAATTTCAATCAACATACAGTCACCATCTTTATTGCTCTTCCCCTTGCCGCATAAAAGCCAAATCTCTCAGAGAGATTCAGCGTCGCAAAGAAAACAGAAAAGTTAATCCTCTCCCCAGAAAAACCAAACCACCTAAACTACCACAAAAATCTAAAGAGAAAGATAATAGTCTTGAGCTTGTCCGAATTGGTTTGAGAAAGATCGTGGCAGGTTACATAGAGTGCCTTCGTTGTGGCAGGATCTTTAAGTCCAAAGACATCCGCAACACAAGGATATGCCTCACCTGTCATAACAACGTACCGGACATTGCGGACCTCGGTGGGTATGAAGTCAACACCTGGGGAGCAAACGGAAAAAGGAGAAGATAATGCAAACGTCTACCGCTACAAAAAAATCCTACGTCATCACGATAAGCATCAGCGAGGGAGAGGCTGCTCTCCTACGGAATGTTTATCGTGAGATAGTAAAAAGACTTGTCCTCTCTCCTGAGGAAACAGAGGCAGTCAAAGCCATTTGTATGGCTATTCCAAAACCAGAGGAGAGTCTATAATGGAGTCCGCTCCCAAATTGTCAGTAACCGAGGAGAAGGATGGCCTCCTTGTCCTCTCCTCCCCTGCCGCCCCCCGGTTCAAACTATTTTCCATGGGACTAGGGTATGCCGATCCAACTGTAGACGAATCTCTTCATGCCTGCGTCCTGGCCGGCAAGACTTCGGATGATCGCATAATTATCATGGCTGAGTTTCTGGGAATCCTCGATGACGTGCTCTGGGAATGTGTGAACCTGAAGGACAGGTTCCTCGTGAAGAGGTTGTGGGTTGACACGAGGGACAAGGAACTCCTCCGACTCATCCTGGATATGGACGGCCTCACCAAATACCGGAACCTGGGACTGGATAATTTCGGATCGCCTATCTACGAACATTTGGCAACAACCTGGCCTTGGTTTCAAAGTCGAGATACCCTCCTCTTTGTCACAGGCGTTCCAGGCTTCATCCAAGCCTCGCCACTGGGCGGAATAGATAGGCTCGTGGGAATGGTTAAGAAAGGTGAGCTTACGCTCCACTCGTCTTGTGGGCAGTGTGCGTGGATCCTCGATCAACAAACTGTCGGGGAGGTTATCAAGAGGCCACTGACGAAGGCTATGGTTTATGCCATTAATGGGTTCAGCTCCGAGGATGAGGCTGATAGGAAACCTTTTAAGCCGACAAACATTTATGGAAATTTGACATGACTGCCTCACCAGATTGGGTAAAAATTTGTCGCTCCATTGATAAGTATGGGGATGATCCTATTCGTCTAAAGGCATGGCTATATCTGATCTTAGATGCAAAATGGAACGGAACAGAAATTGGGACAATAACCACCACATGGACGAAGTTGGCAATAAGGTGGGGGCTCTATACAAAAACAAGTAGAGGAGAAGTTCCCAACATCAACCAAGCCAAAAGACTTGTTAAAGAGATGGAGGAAGATGGCCGAGTTGAGAGGTGTAAGCAAGTTGTAAGCAATGTGTCAGCAAAGTGTAAGCAAGAGGTGTCTTTATTGCTTATTAATTACGCTAACATACAAGGCAAGAGCGAAGAGGCTGTAAGCAATGTGTCAGCAAGTTGTAAGCAAAGTGTAAGCAGCGACGAGAACGAGCCGCTCCCAGTAACAGTTTTAGAGCCCCTAAGAATTAAGAAGAAAGAATTAAGAACTAATACAGAGAAGAATAAGAGGGGGAGTACAGAGGGGGAGGGGGAGCCGGCTTCGGCCTCGCCTTCGCCTATTGTTAAAACCGTAACCAAGAAAAAAGTCCTTTTGGATAGAGCCAAAATAAAAGAGATTTTAGACGAGATAGAGCTTAACTTGGACCCATTCAAAGAAATTTATGGAAATTATCCTGTTTTAGATACCTGGGGATGGTTTTATGAGGCTTGTCTCGACGGTACAGCAAAAAAGCCCGGAGTTAACCCTTACAAGTATGTCAATTTTAGGGCCGCCTTTAGCAACTGGTTAAAGAAGGCGTACCCACTTGCATCAATTTCCGATGAAGAGGAAGACTAAGATGAAACTTTACCAAGGACCGGGGGATAGCATTGCAGCCAATGTGAACCCTAGAAGAGAGATGGAAATACTAGGACTACCGCTATGGTTGGTGGAGGAGGCTAAGAAGGTTGACGAGGCCAAGGAACTTATCAGGGTGCTGGATGAAATTAATCCGAATATGTTTTTCAAGGAGCGAAATCAAAAGTTGTTACAGGTTTACAAAACACTCCACTCTAAAGACAAAATACCATCATTGTCGGCGGTTCAATCTCAGTTGCAGGTATTAGGTTTCTGGACTGATATTAATACGGACATGGGGGGACGGTTTAACAACTCAGCCCTACAGGAGTATGTCCAGAAGGGCGCCTGTCCTTTAACCTTCAAGTTCGAATACTGGGGGTTGGACTTCGATGACTATTATTTCGAAATACTTTATGAGTTACAGGAGTTACACACCAAAAGGACGGCTATCTATGCTGTAGAAAACATTTATAACATAGCAATGGAAACATGGAACCTAGATACCCCCAAGAAGATTATTAAATATGCTCAATATCTCATTGCCAAGTTGTCAGAACCCAACAAGGATGAGTCCCCCCATGTCTTCTACAAGGACATAGCCAAACAAACTGTGGACCTTATTGATGAAAAGAGAAGAGGCGAATATCAGTCTTTCTCGGTAAACTCTGGATTCGGGGATTTGGACCACATTCTAGGGGGATTTTTCCCGGGTAATCTCATTATTCTGGCAGGGCGCCCGGGTATGGGTAAGACGGCCTTTGCCTTAGACATTGGTAGATGGATTTCAGATCGTAGTAATGTTGTTGTTTTTTTCTCATTTGAAATGAACCGGGATGAGATAATTCACAGAATCATCAGTAAACAAACCGGGATTAATTTAAATAAACTGAGATCCGGGGATGTAACCGAATATCAGGTTGCCTCCATGTACGATAGAATAAACAAGGACAAAGACTTGTTTTGGATTGTAGACAAGAACCTAACGCCCGACGCTGTTGAGGCAAGGCTGAAAAAATTTCAAGAAGAAAAGCCGAAAGAGACTGTTCGAGTTGTCATTATAGATCACCTCCAGATCATGGGATCATCAGACACAAAGAGATTTGAGTCAAGGCACAGACAATTAGCGAGTTATACCAACCAACTAAAGGAACTTGCTAAACGTCTCCAGATCACAATTATTCTTTTGTCTCAGCTCAATAGAAATATAGAGGGGAGGCCGGTATCACAAAGAAAACCTAGACTTAGCGATCTAAGAGAATCTGGCAGTATTGAGGAAAACGCAGATGTTGTCTTAGGGTTATGGAGGAAGTATGTGGATTCTGAAAGTATTGCCGACAAAAACCACGGACACCTAAGAATCTTGAAGAATCGAAATGGTCCAATAGATTCTATCCAACTATTTTGGACCCCTGAAACTGCATCGTTTTCCAGCATAGATACTATTCACAAGGAGGAATAACATGGGAACTAATTTCTATTTGGCGTCTGCAAAGGAAGAAGACTTTGATTATGCTGATCCAACTATCCACATAGGCAAACGCTCGGCTGCCGGTATCTGGTGTTGGGACTGTGGGGTGACGCTTTATATAGGTGGAGTCGAAGAACTTAACGGCAGGGGAGATGCTGGTTGGTATAATGCGTGCCCTGAGTGCGGAAAACCTCACCTCAAAGATGTAGAAAAACTTGATGACTCATCTGCCGGAAGAGAGCTGGGTTTCAACAAGAGCAGCCCTATGAAAAAGACGGGGATCAAATCCTGCTCTTCTTTCAACTGGGCAATGTGTCCCTCGATTCTGGAAAATTTGTCTACAAGGGGCAAACCGATAAGGGATGAGTATGGAAGGTTTTATTCACTAAAGGACTTCTATGCGGTGTTGTCTGAATGTCCTGTGAGAAGATACGATTCAATAGGTAACTGGTTTAGTTAAAAGGAGAATTGAAATGCCGTATGAAAATGATGCCCCGATCCTGCATATTTGTGGGCTCTGGGAGAACGTGAGCAAGGCTGGAGACACTTACTTCACTGGGACATGGGGAGGAGTTAAAGTCCTCATCTTAGTGAACAAAAATCCATTAGGTGAGAAGTCTCCCACACACACGATGAATTTTCAAGCTCTGTCAAAGAAGGAGAAAGAGGTTAAGAAAGAAGATTCCCCACGTTACGATACACACGATCCGGGGCCGGACTACCGAGAGTATAATGACAGAGGAGAGGAGATACCTTTCTGATGAAACTAATATGCGGGAAATGCAATGAAATTTTTCACTATGGCGGTTACTGGCACGAAGATTTAGGTTCTCCCATCTGCTATAGCTGCCTAGGCATAGAAGATGAGGCCGAAGAAGCCAGTTACCGCCACGACGAGGAAGACTACGATGATGAAGAAGAATAAAACCTGTATCCAGTGCGGAACAAGTTTACCCAAACAGAAGAGTAAGTACTGCTCTGAGAAGTGCACAAAAGCCTTCTACAACACCCAATACCGGTTAAAAACCTTCGAGCCGGCCAGGATGCAGAACTGCAAACTTTGTGGTAAGGTTTTTCCCGCGTACAGACTCACTGACAAGTTTTGCTCCATCAAGTGCCGAGACAACTCCTACGTCTACAAGTGGCGTAAACGCAACAAGATTAGAGAATGGCGGAGCTGCGGAATCTGCGGGGAACCATTTATGGCTATATACCAAACCACAACCTGCTGCCGCTCCTGCAACATTGAGCTTGGATGGAACAGCCCATGGAGTAACCCATGAACAAAAAAGCACGCGATAGGTTCGTGGACTATCTCATAAGACACGAGAGGGGTTATGTTAGATCGCTTGGCTGGTTCATCCAGACAACCTGGCCTGATAGGGTTTTTGAGAGCCTCAAAGATCTCGCGGCCTGGGCTGAGAATGCAGCCTACTTCACACCTCGCAACCTCACGATTTTAATGAAGTCTTGGGACGAATACGAAAGGAGCATGAAGGATGTCCGGAAAGAAAGACAAAACAATTCAGTATCGAAAGAAGGTAAAAGGGCTGATGGTGGAGAGGAATAGACTTCAGATTTTCTTTCAGGGGTTTTGGCTTCAGCACCTCGGGATGGTTGATGAGCTGGATCACCTGCTTCGGGAGGAACCGATTGATGTAGGCCAGGCTCTCCTCAAACTCAACGAGCTTCGGAACATTGTAACTCCGGCCAAGGTAGAGGGAACACCATGACTCAGCTTATAACACCCTTCATCACATTCCTTGTTGGTTTCCTATTGGGACTGTGTCTAGGGGGACTGTGTATCTATTTAACAATAAAGGAGAATCAGAATGATTCGAGACTGGTGTAAGGTTTGTAACCAGCCATGGAACAATCAAGCAATCGACGGTGAACCGGCGGGCCATTTTTGCCTGCCAAAGGAGAGAGAGAAAATGAGCGAATATGGAATCCGCTGGACTAGACTTCAAGACTGGATGCAACACCTTCAGCGAAAGGGATCTGGGTTAAATGATACCCCGATTAATCCAGACAACGACACTTATAATCGTGGCTTCCAAGACTGCGTTGAGATGATTTGCCGGTGGATGGAAGCAGATCTTTTGCCACCAAAGGACTAAAGGAGAGCAGCATGAACTACGTTACCAAACTGGCAGATGTCAACTGCAAAAGCTGCATATGGAACGATCCTTGCCGCGATGGGGACCAATGCAGACATGCAACAGGCCTCATCTATGAACCAACATCCTATTGTTCAAATGGCAACTGGCTTTTCGAAATCCCCGGTGAGCCTTACATGGCGAATGTCATGCCTCAGAAGTTGGTAGACATCTATGTCCTGCTTCGAACTAAGGACAGAATGGATAGAGAAGCAGAGGAGCGGAAGGAGGGAGGCAATGTCGATTAAGGAAGGCAAATTTGTCCGTGATGAATATGGGAGGCAGTTTGTTGCCAAAGAGTCCCTTAATTCCTCAACTACGTTTCCCTTGTCTGATCCAGACTGGGCTGAATGTGAGGAAGTCTGGGCCAGGGCAGAGAGATTGAAGCGGCTCGAGGACACAGTGATAATGCTAACCGACAGGGTGAATCAGTGCAACATTAGGATTGCAGTCCTTGAAACGTCTCCCCTGGAGAAGATACCTGAACCTCGGGAGCGAGTCTGTGATAGTTGTAAATGGGGGACACCAATAAACGACTACAAAAACATTGACTGTCATTATGATCCTCATGCAGTACGCCACACCCCTGACTGGTGGTGCTCGAGATGGGAGGAGAAATGATACAAAAATGGAATTACCCTGAAGTAGACTATCAATATGTTCAGACTACAAAAGGTTCCCTCCTGTGGGCGGTTTGGGCAGCGCAACACACGACTGTCTTCCATGATGGGGTTAAGGGCCTTGAGAACGACCTAACCCCGATCTTCCCCAGAACCCTTAGTCTCAGTGATTACAATCACATAATTCAGCTTATCGTTGACAACAATAAGCCTCCAACCAGGCACCTGCTCCCCTTGGACGGTTGGTATGCCGAGGAGCTGCCTCAGCCTTGTGGTATGGGGGGATTCGGACTGGAGCCGCTATGACAGGGCACCTGAATTATGACTTGCTCCTCATCAGGACTGATATCCTGGGGCTTATTAAAAGAGTAGCAATGGCAGCAAGGCAAACTCGTAGTGGGGATGTTTATTGGGCCTTAAGCCCCATTCTCAAACAGCTCACTTACATCTACCGCGTTAACGGAGGGAAACTAAATGCCGACAGTAATAAAAAAATGCACCTGTAGCCATGGCTATCAGGACAAAACCTATGGCCCTAAACTCAGGGTTCACAACCTATGTAAGCCCACTGGAGGTAAGTTCCTGGGGGCCACATGCACCGTATGTAATCATATGGAGCTATTTAAGGATGGAGGTAAAAATGTCCTGCCCCAAACCAGGTGAGAGTTGCGGTAGTTGTAAGTATTCCCTCGCCACCGAAAAGAAGTGTCTGGTGAAGTGTGCTTTGGGGCGGGGTGTTTTGAGAACACGGGAATCCTGGTGTGAGTCATGGCAGCCTATTCAAAAACCAATATGGAGCGAATTATGACATTCCCTCAGTATATCCTAACGGACGACGAGATAACCACCATCAATGCCAACTTCCTTATCATAGGTAATGCTGTTGCAGATTTGTATGAAGTTATAAATGAGCCACTGGTGGGAACTGCCACTATAAAACATAGGGCGATAACAGATATTGCCCGTATAGATTTAGCCCTCAACAACCTACGCCCCCTGATAACGCATCTTTATGAATTGCAAGGTAAGGAGAACAAATGAACCTCACTGCAACAGGTGCTTGGCGGTTCCCTTTTTGGATGAGAATGGATATCCCAAAGACCAGTGATGGTCCTGATGTCTTTAACTACCTTCAAGACCTTTGGTTGTTAAGACAACTTCAAGGGTTTGAGCCGCAAAGTACAGCAATAGAAATGCGAGGGAATGATGAATGAAGAAATTCAACTCTTACACCATTATATACTAGACCTGATTAAGTTCGCCTGTAAACGAGCTAGACAGCATAATCATGATAGGCATCACTCAATAGGAACTAGGGCATGGGCTTATGAGTTTTTACATAATGAATGTACCATGTACATCAGGGAGCTGGTGTGGATTTATCGTCAAACAGGAGACAAATAATGATACGGAAAGGTTATCATGATGTGGATGAATTTTATCCTGAAGATAGAGTCATGACCTCAGAAGAAAGATGGAATAAATTGAGGAAGTATGTTGAGAATGAGGTACCAATATTAGATGAAAAACCGTCAGTGATACTAGATTTTCTAGCTGGCTATGGAAATGCTTTACAGGATATTTTAAATGAGATGGCTGAACTGGAGAAGAAATGAAACTTCCCACGGTAGATTATGAACTTAGATATCGAGAGATGTATGATAGATGGACTGAGTTGAAGCGAATCCTTACAACCACAAACTCAAAAGATGTCCTTACAGATGTTCCAAACAATACTTATTTTACCTGTGACCAACGATGGGGATGGGACGATGCTCTAAATTGGATAGAAATGAAGATGAAAGAACTGGAAGAAAAATGAAAATACCTCGTTGCGATGGTTCTGCGTCAGACTGTAATCGTACCCTCAAAGAACTCCACATACAGCAGTTTATGTGGAGAACACTTAAAAGTCGTATCGAACAAGAAATCCTGGACCTCTGCGATACAGCTGCGGATAGGACTGTGAAGGAGATATGTGCTGAACAGGAAGGTATGATGCGGATACAGGAGATTATAAAGGAGCTGGAGGAAAATGATCGAGATTAAACCTGAGTGCCACTGTGAGAACCCCGCACTGGAAAAAGCCAAGGAGAAGGGTTACGAGCTGGTATGTCCGGACTGCTGGAGGTGGAGGAAGCCGAAGTTTGTCTACCCGGCAATGCCAGAGGAGCAGATGAAAGAGCTGTTCACCAACGTCATAACCAGAATGTTTACAGTAGCAGCGGGGATAAACAAATGATCCCCAGACATCAACGCACATGCTTCACCTGCATCTATTGGAGGCCTATATACGACGAGGATCTAGGCTGGTGTCACCTCAAACCTGAACCTATGTGGGTGCCCTCCAATGCCTTCTGCTCTCATGGCCAGTGGGAGTGGCTCTCAGATAGAGGCTACCTCTACGTTATCAAGTATGCCGATGAACCAGTGGTAGGGTTTACAGAGAAGGAGAAGTTGCCAGAGAGGGGGACGAGTCTCTACGAGTGGGACCCGCACCTATAATGAGAGCTATTCATTGAGGCCCAGGGAATTAAGAGAGGAGTAAGAGGGGATTAGGACCGGACAACTCGTAAGACTCGTCGCAAGAAAGGAGACAGTAGTGAGAAGAGGTAAGTGAAGTTTGATTGAGCTGGACTTAACAATACAGATTGTATTAAGCAGCTTCCAAGAGAGTCGCTTGAGGAACAAGCTCCTATAACTCCTAATCTTTATGCTTGTCAAGGAGAAACTTCTGGAGCCCTATATTATAGACACTTTTTTCTTATTAGTAATCATTACTGATAAGGCTGATTGTATAAGCATTATAGCTACATACCTGAATCTTAAGTATTCAGCGTGGTTTACTATCTAGTTGATATTAGAGATGTTTATTTTAGGTGGGGGGGCGTATCATGGAAGAATTAAAAAAGCGGTTGGATATTGAGATAGAGAAGGCCGAAGCATTATGTGAGGAGTTTAGGACTTCGAACCTGGTGCTTGTAGCTCAAAATTATTTGGACGGGTTACTGAAGTGCAGAGAACTCATCAGGGAGATAGAGAAGGAGGAGCAAAGAGATGGAACAGAGAAGTAGGACTAATCAGAGCGATGGCATAGTTTATACGGAGGCCAGTAGTATAAAATTCAAGACTGACAATGAGGTGCTTCGGGACATGATAAAGGAGTTGGAGCGGAGGCTAAGTAAGGTTGAGGAGGTTGTTCGTAGCCTCAAATGTTTAAAGAAAGACGGGTGATTGTTCATTGTTCAAACAGCGAACAAACAAGTAGGCGAAAACAGGTGGAATTCGGGACACGAGAACACGAGCCCCATTTCTAAGCAACCTTGGACTTTTTATATATAAGCGTACCGACAGGCTCAGGGGGGTCCCAGCCCGGCCTGGCCCGCCTCCCTGGACCTGGCTGCCTGGCCGCACATGATCCGCCCATGTAACACAGGCTAACCCTCGGCTATCCTTAATCATACGCAACGCAACGCACAACGAAAGTCCTTCCGCTTTGATTGCCCATACTCGGAAGCACAATTTTCGGCCCAAAAAGTGCCTCGTTATGTCTTGGGTGACATAAGCCTATCAAAGTAGAGCTACACATTCCTCCACACATTCTTTTACACACACATCGTACGCGTACTAACTCCTTGTCCTACTACCTTGTGTCTACCTAGACATAGCAATCCTCCTCATATCCTTGTTCTTAGATGCAACTTTACCTAAACTTTATTTCCCTACATCCCTATATTTTGGGAACTCTCAGGAAACCCCGTTGTCTAAACCACTAAAAGCCAAAAAAAGGAAACAAACCACACTCAACAACTTGCAACATCCAGTTAGCACCACTAGACAACAAGTCCTTAAGAGTTAGGACACCGTAACCTAACCTTAAATGTTACGGGATTATCGCAAGAGTAACAGCTTGCTTGATAAGGCCTATTGGGGCCGAAATAATCTAACCTTGAAAGGAAACACAATGTTTAATCAGGACTTCACCATGGAGGAGTTTCACCGTATCATGTTGGATGCCGACACCTTGCTGGACTCCAATGACACTGACTACCTCGAAGCCGTTGCCGAAGCTGGTGACTACTTGGACCGACACTTCATCGACTTCATCTCAACACCACTTACTTTTTAACATCCTCTAACACTTAAGAAAGGAAACAAGACTATGGCAACAAAAGGCATGACTATCGAAAAAAAGGGTAACAGCATCCTTATTACTATTCCCGATGTAACGAAAAACTTTGGTCCATCAGCTTCCGGCAAAACTTTGATTATTGCCACAACTTCAGGGGCCGAAAAGATTGATGGAATATCTGTCAACTTGAACGTGTATGTAGCGAAGTAGTTAACTCTTGAAACCTTGCCCTGGACTTAGCTACCAGGGCAATCTTCAGGTGTTAAAGCCTGTTTATGTCCCATTGAAAGGAAACACTATGAGAATTCACAACAACGATCTTCAGGATGCCTTGAAGCGTATCAAGCCTATCGTATCCGGCAAGGTTTACTTGCCTATCCTTAACCATGTCCTTATTGAATCAACACCATCAGGAGCCGTTTACCTCTACGCAACTAACCTTGACACTGGTGTTAGAATTCAACTCAACGCAAGCCTGGACCTGGATATTGAAACTGAATTCAGGCGGGCATTGCCTTATGAAGCCTTGAATTCTTTTAGTAATAGCCTGGATGCTACCGATTCAATTAGGATCCGCAAGCCTATTGACGAACATTCTTACGCGTACATCATGGAATCAGTATCCGGATCAGCTTCAACTAGGATTCAAACGATTCCAGCTGAAGACTTCCCAACGTTTGACTTTTACCACACGCCTGAAGGACATGATACTGGCACTGGTGAAAACACCGATATCAACATCCTTGCCGGTATCCTTTATTGTGCAAGTGCGGACGACTCCAGGTTTAACCTTAACGGGATCTACCTGGATAGCAAAACCAACTTGTTAGTTGCAACTGATGGACACCGACTTGCTACGCGTACTATTCCACAGGTGTTTAACCAACTTCAGACACCAGTTATCATACCTAGGTCCGGGATAAAACACCTTGAAGTGTTTTTCAAGGGGACTTCAGGTTACATTCAAGGTTACGTCACAGCGAAGCGGATCATGATATCCAACTTGTCTCGAACTATGGTTTGGACTTGCCGCCTTATGGATGGTGAATATCCGGAATACAACAAAGTCATCCCTGTAGACTTGAAGGAAACTTGCACGTTGCCGGCAAAGGAAACAAGGAAGTTTCTCAAGGGATTAAATATCAGCAAGAAGGAATATGAGAAAAATAAAGGTGTCACCATCAAATCCAATTGTTCCGGGATTAATATCTTTCGTAAAGACTCCGAAGGTAACACCACTACAGGCAACTTCAAGGGAACATTTCCTGAAGACTTTGAGATCATACTCAACAGGAACTACCTCGTTGAGCTTATCGATCATACTGACAACTTGACGTTACTCAGGCAATCAGGTTGTTCAAGTGGTGGTCCCGTTGCTATCAAGTCTTTCAATGGCAATCTCGATATCCTAATGCCCATGAGGAAGTAACATGAGAGTTCTCAACTGGACTTTGATGTTGTCCTTCATGGTGTATGTGTCTCTGGCCTATTACGCTAACAAAAAATAACCTCTACCTTTTAACCTTCGGGATGGACCGAGTTCCATCCTGGAATTAAGCGGTAAAGGAATCCGCTTTTATAAGCGCCGAGTGCGTTAAATACCAACATGGAAAGGAAACAAGACTATGGCAAGATTTAGGGGAACTGTCCAGGGAAACAGGAGCGAGGCCTCAAGGTTAGGACACAAACGCCTTGTGACATCATGCAACACATGGGACATAGGCGTTGATTGTCAGGCGTACATCGATATGGGCGGCAACGATGTTATCGTTGTTTGGGTAACAGGCGGATCTCATAATGACACCAGGTTAAAACTTATTGCAACAGTGCGGAAAGTCAACGGCCAGATTGAGATTGAAACAAACGAGTCAGTGACTTCCCTTGCGGAATAACAACCACCACCAGGGCGCCCTCCGGCCCTGGTTTTTTTTCTTGCCTCCCGCTTCTCTCTCTTTCATCCGCAAAGACGAGGGCGATACGAAAGACGAGGGCGTGCGGTGGGCTATTGGAAGGAGACAACATGGACATAGCTAAGAAGCGAGTAATCCTCCACATGATGAGAGTCCTAAACAAACTGGCCAGCTCTTCCGCTGAGGAATCAGTAAAAAAGGCAGCTCTTCAAATGATCGAGGACTTATGGTATCAGTATTTAGTGATTGAATCTTTATCAAAAGACGAGGACGAACCAAATGCCAAAAGGAAAAGGATCCAGAAGAAGGGAAAAGGACAGAGGGAAGTACAACCTGTTTCTCAGATACTCCCGCCTTATATTGATGCTGGAGGCATTAGACGAGTATCCAGTTGAACATGATGGAGCATTCATGGCCCGAGCACTATTGGCAACTGGCCACACACGCAAAGAGATCTTCACATGGAAGACTGAGAATGTCTGGGAAGATTTCAACAAAGGCAAACAAGCACCTAAGATCTGCTGTAATGGCAGAGTGTGTGAAGTCATGCCCGAGTTCGCCCCATACCTACTCCTCAGAAAAGAGATGTGCCTTAAAACTTACCAAGAGTTCCTCTTCACTGATCCTGATGAGCTAGGCATAATGGATTTCATTAAGAGCCTGTTCAAAGGCATGGGGTTAAGCGATGACAATCACACATCCAGTCCAACTAACCGCCTACGCATGACAGCATTCGTAGCTTGGGCTGCACTACACAAACATGGGCGCCTGTTCCTGGCAACTCAAGCCGGTATGCCCTACGGTTCATTCGAGTGGATATTCAAAAGAAAACAGGAGGTAATAAGACTCTTTTTAGGTGGCCAGAAACCGAAGGCTGTTCCAGTAAATACTGCCCCGGCGTCTGGCCTGCCGACGAAAGGAGAACAAATCATGGAACCATTGAAATATTTCACGGATCCCGAGCTTTGTCAAATTTATTTGGCATTACCTATCCTAGAACGTAAAAGGAAGTGGCGGCGTGCTTGCTTTCTTGTGCGTTTGGCATTAGGCTCCGGGCTAAGATCAATGGAAATACGCCAACTCACCTACAATGATGTCCTGCTCGACGAGGAGCCACCTGTTCTTATGGTAAGGAACGGCAAGGGTGGCAAGGCTCGTCACGTCCAGGTTATACCCGAGTTCGCCCCATACTTAAGGGAGTGGGTCCAGAAGGGGAAATACCCCAATGCCCTACTACTACCCTCCATCACAAAGCTAGGGGGCAGAGATCTCACGCCAAGGGGCCTGGCACATCTCTGGTACGGTGTCCTAGATGCCTGCAAGATAAGGAAAGTGGGCATTCATACAGCTCGACATACCTTTGCAACATGGGAGACTCAACGGTTGAACATGTTCCAGCTCCAGGCAGCTCTCGGGCATGGCTCACTGCTCACCACATCAGCGTATTACGTTCATCCGATTATGGGCATGAACTACAACAAGGTACCCAAGTGGTACGCGACAGCCCTGGATCTCTATGACGACAATATTCAAGAAGTTGAGGACGTTATAGAGTTCAAGCAAAAGGTTATAAGTTACACGGGCTTAGAGCAAAAAGATTTAGATGTTTTAGCGGTGAACATAATAAAGCGTAAGAAAGCTAAGGTGATATCGCTAAGACTTAAAATTCTCAGGAGGGAGCGTGAAGCGAAGAGAAAGAAGTTGAATGATTTCTGTCAAAGCCGTAGATTAAAAGAGAAAAAGGAGAACTAACATGGCGAATGAAGCGATTATTGAGTTGAAGTATCGACATTGCGGCGGTTGTATCAACTACTATTATGGCCAGTGCATCTTGGAGCCTACTTGGAAGCCCGTGCCTCCCGAGCATCTGTGTGGACGAGGTGTGTGGATTGAGTGGAACGCTGATGCTGGACAGTTCGCAACCTTCTATCATGGTGAGCCCAAGACATTGATACCACCTGATGCCTTAACAGAAGCCCCACAACCTCACACTCCTGCCGTGCCTCACCCCGTGCCCGTAGAGGTCCCTGAGAGCGTCGTAGAGGCTGAGATCGAACAGATAAGGGAAGATGTAGCTCGAAGCATGGAGGCGCAGGAGAAGGCAAAAGAGAAGGCTACTCAACAAACACCAAGGGCGGCCCGAATTATGGCACCGCCCATGTCTCTACAGGAAATGATGGATTATCTCAAGAAAAACCCACCACCACCGAGGATTTAACGTTGCTTGGGGGGCATAACACTTAGTTGAAGTCTCAGGGAGATTTCCTTTTCGTGTTGAGCGAGAGGGAAGTCTCCTTTTTGGAGAGCGTTCAACATATTCTGCCAATGAAGTTGTGATTCTGCCGCATTGCTATTCTGTAATCTCATTATGTTTTGCATGTAATCATTAGGAACTGCCTTCATGCCAGTAAGGAAGTTGAGAGCTGCTGATTGAAGGTTGCTCTGCTCGGGGCGCTGTGGATCCAGTTCCTTACCCGTAGCCAGTCCATACCCCAAGTTTATTCCTGGCCTGACAATATCGTTTATGATACGGCCTCCTGGAACCTGCCCCATGGCATAATCTATTCCTGCTGGTATTTTCTGCCCTGCTAGGCTTCTACTTGCATAAGAGTAATCAGTATTGTCACCGAAGAGCGGGTTGAACAAAGCACCACCTGTTTGAGCCAGGCTGCCAGTCCTCTTTGCCATCTCAGATACCCTCTGATCTATAGGCCGGCCTGTCTTGGTGTCCACATTTGTCATTAACGAAGGTAACATGGTTAAGGCTGGAGACAATCTTCCTACTGCCGCACCAAGAGTGGCCTTAGGGGAAGGAAAGTCTCGGAGAAGATCTGAAGGTTCCTGCACTGGACTGCTTCTGGCCATCATAAAGACAGAATTGCCCGGCTGATTCTGCATACCCATAAGACTTTTCACTGGTATGCCCATTATTCTGGTTGCCGGTTCACCTTGTTGGATGAATGAGCCTGCCGCCTCTTTCTCATTCTGTGGCATAGGTGTATTGAGATTTTCCTTTGCCAGTTCGTATCGGTTAAGGCGACGAGGATCTTCTAGAAGAGACTTACCAACAGACTTAACAGAGCCTTTTGTCCAGGAATAGAAAGGAAATGCTGGCCCCAGAAGTTGTTCAAATGGAGTCTTGGCATAATCAACCTGAGCTTCATTGGTGAACTGAATCGCTCGGTTCATAGCCGCTTCTCTTTCAGCCTGTGTGCCAAGTGTCCAGTTGGGCTCATTGCGCTTCAGGTAGTCTATGGCCGTGGCCATTCGAGTGTTTCCTTCTGCCTTTGAACCCGCCCAAAACCCCATCTTCCCTAACCTACCCATCTCTTCCCCAGCCCTTGCTACTCCCCGCATCGCTCCACCTGCAATATCACCATACTTTTCCTGCATAGTATCTGCAAGGTTTCGCATCTTGCTACCATATTCTGGCGAGCCACCTCGAGAGACATCTCCCATAAAGGTATCGGGAGAAATGTTTCCACCTACTTTGGCATTCCTCCATGCCTCTCCCGCTGTGCCAGTAGTCTGTCCACGTTCAGTGAACATGTTCCTTAGATCTGCATTACTCATCCCTTCAAACACAGGGGCGCCTCTTTCAGCCTCCACTTTACCAGCCTCAAATGCCCGTTTAGGTAAGTTATAAGCCGGCGTGCCATGGAGGTATTGAAATGCAAGGTTCGTAGGCACGTTGTTGGAAGTCCATGCCGGAAAATATGGAAGGACTGTGTTCTTCCACCACTGCGTATAGTCTTGGAGCGCACGGTATGGCCCCATGTTCTTGATATCTTTGTAGGGATCTGGAGCATACTGATTCTCTAACCAGTTGGCTACTGTCTTGGGTGCCTGATAGCCTTTACCACCTGGCATGTCTTCAGACAAGGCACGCCAATTAGGTTTCGGGATCATGGCTTCACTGCCAGGTAAAGTATCGCTAGGTGCCATCCATTTCAAAGGATCTATGGCGAGATTAGGATCTATATTGCCATAATTAGGCTTTCGAATGAGGTTAGGATAGTCCTTGGAACCTTTAACAATATCTGTCGTGCCTCTCATGTCCTTAGCAGAGGCCCGTGCAGGTATGTTGGGGTTAGAGATCATGCCCTGGCTCGTGGGTTCGATTAGGCCGAGCTTCTCAAGAGTGTCATAGAGCTTGTAATAGTTACTGGAGGGCATCTCCTGTTGAATTCCCTTGGTAAAGGCTCTCATGGGATTCATTTCCCAGTTGAGATAAGGTGCCATCTGCTGTTTGAGGACGAGGGGCGCCTGATGTTTAACCAGCTCCTCGCCAGTAGATGTATAGTAGGGAGGTGTTTCCCCTGAAAGAACCTCATTGAACTTGCCGGTTCCTTTGATCGTTGGAAGGGGAGCATCTGGCGTCATCCTCACTCCAGTTCGTGGATCCATAGGATTGCCAACAGCTCGCACATTGCCTTCATTGTCTAGGAACTGGTAGATGCCTCGTGATTTGTCAGCTCCACCCGTGGCATCAAGCCGCACATCCTTGCCAGTGAACCAGTTCTTAACCCCAGTCCATGGAGGCGCCACGGGCTCTGCCATCTGGGGCATGTAATTCAGGTTATCTTCAGCAAGGTTCTGACGAGGTTCAACGCCGCGTGCTATTTCGGCTGCTCGTATCTCGTCACGAATAGCTTCACGTGCTGCTTTCATTTCGGATATGATGGGAATTATCTCTCCATAATGTTCCGGAACCTTGCCAGCCTGTGCCCATTGATCGAGCCATTCAGGATTCTTGTATTTAGTTAACCAGTCCGTTGCGAGTTGAGACGTTACATCGCTCTTATCGAAGTGAGTTTTTAGCTCTCCTGGCACTATTCCCTGTTTCATCTGTTGACTAAAGGTTACAGGGACATTGCCTAAATCTAATTGCTCTCTAAGAAGGGGATCCATCTGGCCAGTTTCGGCATATTTCTTTACCGCAGGTTCAAGGACATTCGGACGCTTCGGTATATTTTGGTTCCAATATTCAAAGGCTGTTGCAAGTTGAGCATCAGTAGGTGCCACGCCTCCTTGAGCTTCAGTTATCTTCTCGATAGCTGCTTTATAGGCTGGCTCCTTCTCCGCTGCCATCTTGAGAATAGACTCATTTGAGCCAACTCGTCGGAGTGTATCAGCGGCAGCTTGTGCAGCATCATACTCTGCCGAGCCTTTGGGAAGCCTGTTGAAAAACTTCTTACCAAATTCTGTGCCGGCAAGAGCATCTACCCCTTGAAAGCCAAGTCGAGCTATGTCCTGGGAGATTCCCCCCATCTTTCCTATTGCTCTGGCGCCAGGGACAATAACATTCAAGGGATCTGAGATAACATCTGCCGCGAGGTGTGCCCCGGATCTACCTAGCCACTCAGGAAAACCCATGGGCGGTCCTTGAACATCCTCTGGCCGATCAAGAATTTGATAAGCGGTTAAGGGGTTGTGATGTGTCTTGAGTTGCCAACCTGCTTGGGCTCCCCGATTCCACGCCTCGGCTGCTGTGTTGAGATCCTTGTTCTTGTATAACTCCGCCGTTCCTCCCCAGTAACTCCTTAGTGGGCGTTGGAGGTTGGCAAGTAGTTCATTTAAGTTGCTTCGGTTGTCGTCAGGGAGGTTGGTATAGTCTGGCTGTGGAAGAGATCCCGAAGTAAGATCTGCTTCTGTGAACCCCGCTGAGGTTTTGGAATCGGGAACAGAGGGCCACGGATTCGCGGATCCTGGAACCATCCACTCGTCTGTGGTAGGAGTCTCTTGTTGAAGATCATCAAGTGTGGCCATTTATCCCTCCAGCGAGGAGTACCCAGGAACAAATTGATCCTGCGGCGGTGCTTCAGCCCATTGATCGTAAGGAGGCCGTCCATCCATCTCCCGCTGCTTTTTCTCTTCCTCAGCCTGCAAGTAGGCAAGCATCTGGTAATAGGTATCACTCTTCTCGGGAGCCTGTCCAGTTGCAGTAAGTGAACTAAAATCACCCTGCGGCTGGGAGGCCTGGGCTTGTCCACCAACTGGAGGGAGGCCTTCGGCTGACAGGACATTATTCCTATCCTGAGATCTACTGGCTATTTCATTCTTGAGTTGAGTCCATTGATCCTCCGGGAATTGTCCAGTCATCTTCTGCCAGTTTTGTGCCGCTGCTTGATCCGATTGTTCCTTCCACTGATCTGACAATGACTTGCCAGTAGCCGCCAGTATTGCCAACTCATTTGGATCCGCACTGAAGTCTCCCCGAGGGTTAATGAACCCCGCCGAGGATACTTTCGTTGCAGGAACAGGCATCTGTCCCGGCATACTGCTCTGATCTAGTTGAGATCCTGGGCCAGGCGTTGGTAGCGGGCCCATCTTTCGATAAGTATCTCCCCATGGGCCAGGTATAGTCTCTCTTATCATCTGCTGCTGGTTTGCAATGTCTGACTGTTGCAACTTCTTCTCTATGGCTGCCCTACCCCCCAGGTTTTTCATCAGTGGATCTATTACCTTGTCGTCTACGTTCCCGTACTCGGGCCAAATAAACGTTTTCATGGCACTTGCAAGGTTCTGTCTGAAATCAGCCTGCTTACCCTCACTCACTATTTTCAAGTCCTGGATCATTTTTTTAACTGTTGGATCATTCGAGTTCAGTGCAGCGTTTGTCAATTCGGAAATCCACATACTCTCGTTTAACCCTATTTGCGACGCTGCCGATCCTTGCGTTGCTCCAGCTACCTGCTTCTTGAGATCCATAAGAGAGTTGTTAAGGTTCTTGAGCTGAATATTCCAGGGATCTGTCTGAGGGTTATAGATCTTTGATTTACCCTCAGCCTCGGCAACAGCCTCTTTGGTTTTTAATGGGCCAGTAGCTTCCTGTGTTTGCCGTGCCTTTTGAACTTCAATAGGGACCATCTGCTGAGCTTGTGTAAGTGCCGATTCCCGTTTAATCTGTTCTTGTTGAGGCAATACTCCCAACTCAAGCATTAACTTTTGAGCATCTCTTAGCCCTATCTCGCCAGTTCTAACCCTCTCCATAATCTGGGCATATTGATGGGCACGAGCTTGTTGATTGGCTGAATTGGTATCTGCAAGATCAGACTTGTGTTCAGCAAGAGGGTATCTCTGCTCCTGCTTCCACTTCTCCATCATCATTTGCTGGATATAGGCTTGTTCTTTTTGAGCCTGAGCCTGTCGTTGCTTTACCTCATTCATCTGCATCTGTCGCTGAACAATAGCCTGTTGTTGCTGTTGTTGCTGAAAGGCTCTATTCATCGCAGCTCTTTGCTCTTGTTCTTGACGGCTCTGTTGCCTATAGTCCTCCCTTTGCTGCCAGTCGTCATAGGGTAAACCACGAAACCCCTGAGGTTGTCCTCCGCCTCTTCTTCGCAGTGCTTGTCTTTGCCTTACCAGTTCTTCGAGTGTAGGCATCGTAGTTACTCCTTTATTTTACCAATAAGAATCCCAAGAATCGCCTGAATTGTTGCTTGTTTGCCAAGGATCTATTGAATTGCCAGGAACTTCATAGTTATAGTCCCGGTTTCCGTAATCAGTGCTCCCTGTCCAGGAGTTCTGATATTCTTCTGGCGTAGGGGCAAAGGAACCACTATCAGCACCGGCCTGGGCATCACCTAGCATTCCCATGTCTTGTAGCATCTTCTCATAGGCATCCTGTTCACTCCAACCAGCCTCACCGCCCCAAACAATAGGCACATACTCGCCAGATCCTCGTCCCTCTCCTTGTCCTGTTAAACTTGGGCGAGTTAAGTCAAGTTGAGGCATTAGCTCTAGTTTTGTTGGAATATTTGCCGATGGCCCTAGTCCCGGAGGGCCTGATCCACCTCCACCTGAACCACCACTTTTCCCCCCGCCACCGGGAGGAGAGCCAGTACCAGTACCGCCACTGGGAGGAGAGCCTGTTGGCGGCAATGGCTTGTTAAGTTCATCTTTTTGTAGTTGAAATTTATCTTTCTCTAGTTGCATCATATCTTGCTGATATATTTGATTCGCAGCATCTCTATCTTTTTGTGTCTGAGCATTCGTCAGTGCTATCTGATAATTCTGATCCGCTATAGCCTTCTGTTGGGCTAGGTTTAGCCTGTTTTGATCTGCTTGCCAGTTTTGTTGATTAGTGGCTTGCCATGCTTGCCAACCTTGCGTCCCTAGTCTTTCTCCAGTCTGCCAACCTCTCTGTGCAGTATTCTCTCCGCTCTGCCAACCACGCTGTTTCTCACTTTCTCCAGCGGTGAACTCTCTACCAAGGACGTTCTCTCCAGACTGCCAGCCACGCTGAGTAGCAGCTTCACCAGAAGAGAATTGTTGTGCCGCTATACGTTCTGCCGTTTGTTGATCGAAGCCCGCTGCCTGTAAGGCGGCTGTTGCTGCCTGTTGTTTTGAATTCTGTTCAGCGGTAAATGATCTCTCTATACCCTTCTCATTTAATGTCCCGGCATTCATGAGGTAGTTAAGGGCATTAGTATATCGAGTATCATATCCACCAGCCAGGGCATTAATAGCCTCACGTTGTAACCCTCCAGCATAGTTAGGGGCACCGGCAACATTATATCCACCACGCTGAACTCCTGAGAGAGCTGCCCTTCTGACATAATCCTCAACCTGATTACGTTGGCCCGAAAGCATGGTATTTGTGAGGGTGTCCATCCTGCTTTTAAATTCAGGGGAGTTGGGATCTGTCCAGCCATTGGCTCCACCGTAAGCAGTATCAGAGGAAGATCCCGATGACATGGCACCACCTCCACTCATGAGAGTAGCCAAATCAGATGAGGACATATTCGAGGCACTGCCCCCTGCATTCAACGCTGCCATTATTTCTTCAAGTGTTGCCATTTGTTATCTCCCTTTAAAGTCCCCACATATTTGTACTGCTTGTACCCCAAGAATTTTGATTTGTTTTTTGCATGTCATCAAGTGGTGTTGGGCTCCACGTATTACCCTTTGCCCCACTGCCCCACCCAAGCAATGCTGATCTCCTAGATTGCTCTGATGTTTGCGAAGGAACCTCATACCCAGGATACCAACTACCAGCCGCTGCTCGTGATATTGGTGTTGTCACTTGTGATGTAGGTGCAGGAGAAGATCCTGCTTGTGCGGGCTGTGGGTGCCAAATTGGATTCTCATTCCATGTAGGAGCGCGAGTAGTCGAGGGGGCAATATATGATGGAGAAGCCGGTCCGGATGTTTGAGTGACCGTAGGGTTTTGTTTTTCCGTAGGTGGGGGCGGAGCTATTACATTGCCATATTGTTGCCAGTTGCCGCTTGCTCTCTCAGCTTTAGAAAACAACCCGGTGTCTTGAGATATTGGAGTTGCAGGCGAAGAGTAAGGCTGATTCCTATAGGCACCACCTTCTGGTAATCCAGTATTTTTATAAGCATCTTGAACCTGAGTTTGTGTAGGTGGATTGTTATTAGCCATACTATTAACGTAATCCAAAACCTGAGTGTCTCCGGTTGTGGGTTGAAATGAACCTAAATCTGATCCAAATTGTGCATTTGCAAGAGCTTGGGCATCTTCCGCTTGGTTTAATTGGGATGCTCCAGGCCCATTAGTCCAAGAATTCATTTCATTGTCTAGTGATCGAGGTTGATCCTTCCACTGTTGAGGAGGATCAGGGTAAAGAGAATTAAGTTTATCTCTTGCATCCTGTTCACTCCAACCAGCCTCACCGCCCCAAACAATAGGCACATACTCGCCGCTTCCTCTGCCGCCACCTTTACCCTGTAAACTTGGCCGAGTAGCGTCTATCATAGCTTGATAAGCCTGATTTGCTTTATCAATTCCTTGTTGTCCTTGGGGAATACCTTTCTCGTTTCCTCTCCAACCAGGACGATACTTATCCATCCACTGCCAAGCAGAGTTTTTAGGTGGCCCACCAACATCAGGAAACATTTTGTCTGTTAGTGCTCTCTCACCCCCGTTATTCCAATTTATTGTATTACCTATACCCCTTATGTCTGCCATTTTCTTTCCTTATGCCGTACTAGGCCATCCTCTTACGGCTGCCAACTCTAAATTTAACCCATAAACATTTCCAGGCCCACTCCAAGCAAACGTGAACTTGAACATATTGGCCGACACGTTCTTGTGGCTGAAGTCCAAGACATAAGCCTTTGTTGCTGATAACGAAAGTGAAGATACAGTGAATATGTTTGCTGTTTGTGCCGTTGCCTCACCATCAACCAACACGCTGAATGTCAGGTTTCCGGTAGTTATTGAACCATAGATGGTTACTGCTCTCAACTCTTTTTGAAGCTGAGGAGCCTCAAACCCTAACCATCCAGTACTGGCTGTTGAGGTTATAGCTGTCCCTGCATCAGTCGTGGATGTAGGATCGAATAGTCTGTAGATATACCCATCATAGCCACCACACAGTAAATCAATCTGTCCCGTTTTGGCCGGTGCATTGGCTTGATACTCTCTTGCTTGACATAGACTTGTCGCGGCAATAGAAGCCGGAGGTATCCATACACCATTGGTTATGTCATAGATAATTAGCCGGTTACAGGTTGTCTGTGCAATATCTGTCCCAGTAATCATCGGCACGGACCATATCAACCAGTTCCGAAAGGCCCAGAAACACGCTGAAGATAGGTGGAGATAATTGAGATCCAGTTTAGGATTAGCACTTGTAGAATCCCACCATGATACCCATTCACCGAGTTTAAACAGTTCCGCTCCGGTAAAACACCAAGCCCCGTTATGATTCAAGAAATACACACCCTGTTTATTCTTAGCATCTGCTATTGGCCCTGTCTGTGATTTGCCATACTTGTCGATAGGGGCCAAGACTATGCAATCAGCATTAACCGGGGCCTGTGCTGCTGATTCACCTCTAGGGGCAATGAGATCCGCAAAGGAGTCCTCAGTGATTTGATACCACTCTTCCAATTTAGTCATCCACATTTGATCGTAGGAGCGGATAACACTGAGAATCTGATCCTGTCCACCTACCTCTATGGATACTGATGTAGAGCCAGAGAACCCATATTCTTCGAAGGGGCGAGACACATCTACTTGACATCTACGATCTGGGCGGTTAGCCAGTGCCAATCTATTTGCAAAAGACAAGGCGAATTTGTGTTTCACTAGAGGTAGAGGTTTAGAGGTAACAGCTACCGTTGCTATTCCAACTGAAGCACTGAGAGTTGCTGATACTTTTAATCGAATCCAGTATCCCATTGTTTGACTGTAATTAAGGGGCTTGCACTCTCTCCAGTCAGTAGGCTCCGCCCATTTCAACTCACCCTTTATGGCAAGTGTTTTACTGGAAGAGGAGGTGCCATCAGTAAATGAGGTGAGCGCGGACCACGCCACTCCATTCCAGTATTCTCCACTCATGGCAGAGACATTGTTGTTGTTGGCATCATTTACCATCGTGAACATGATGGCAAAAAACTGTTCAACTCCAGCGATATAAATGTAGTCCGAACTGGTAAGAGCATTTACATCAGCTCCGGTAGTCAGTGCTCCATCAGCAACCTCAACTGTGTAATCAGCAATCAGGTTGGTAACTGTCCGGTGAACCACAAACCCCATAGCCAAGTCACCAGTACCCGAAGCGTGGAGATTACAGAGAGGTTGACAAGGGCCTGTGTAGGTGAGCTTTGACAATTCAGTCACTACGTATGTTGGATCTACCACACAAGTTACTGTGGCTTTGTCCACTGAGGGTATATCTGTCCCTGATCCTTTTAGTTTATACCCAAACATTAGGTGATGGTTGACAGTGGTATAGGCGTTTGCGTGTGTCAACTCTGCCTGTGTTAGTGCCTCTAATACGGACTTAGTCATACCTGGCGCGCTATCCAATGCTCCCAGGAATGAGTTAGGCGAGGCTGCCTGCCAAGTTGGTGTGCCCATAACCGTGTTATACTGCCATGTTCCGCTGTTATTCCCAATGACAGGTATCCAGGCTGTAGTCCCCACGTTGTATAGCTTGTATGTGATCCCAGAATCAAAGGATATTACCACATAGAGTGTGGATGATCCTGGTTGAGTGTTGGTAAGTGCAACAGATGTGACATTACTTGCTGTTGGAGGAGAGGCAACTGCCGTTATTTGAGCTAACAATTCCCCAGTGCAATAGTTTGGGACATTCTCAATTAACTTAATCTCACCTAGTTCTATGGCAGTCCCATTGGATGTCGTGATATTCAGTCGATAATACCTGTAGGCTGTATCATTGGTAAAAGAATAAGGACCAACCCATGTGTCGCTACCCGGATCTGATATGGCTGTTTGAGTATCCACCACCGTCCAGGCCGAGGCATTGTTTGAGCCCTCCAGCGTCCATGCACTAGGGAACATGGCATTCGCTGTCTTGGCAGACTTGAGGTAATACTTATTAACCTTCTTGGTTATCGCGGCACCCATGTCTATTCGAATCCAACCCGCCGTAGTTCCTGGTAAGGTTTTCCAACAATCATAGGCATCAGTATTAGTCTGATTGAAAGCTCGCCAAGAGAGGTGATCGTAAGCTGTGGAGTGAGTAGCCGCATAGGGCACTGGTAGAGAAGGCCCTGTCATAACAGGCGTGGCTGATGCAAGAGAAGTATTTAAGGCACCGTAGTCTGATCCATCACTGTTGACTATAACAACCCCGGCAGCATAAACTAAGGCCGTCAGTGAAGTTATGGCTGTGCTGGCCTTATATGAACTCAGGTAGACATCGTTTGCTCCTATACCTGTTCCTTCTATCTTGGTAATTGTCCGAGTATCAGCATCACTGAAGGTTATTAACAACCCTCCTTCGACAAGAGAGGCTCCGCCTACAGGAACAACTGTGCTTGTGGCATCTTGAAATTGTCCCGCCCCTGTCAATGTCCCGGCAACCCACTTGGTTATCGTGCCCTTGAGATCCTGTTGAGAGATATCTGTCGAGGCATTGGTAGGCTCTATTGTGGCTGTATGATCTACGATGTAGCCAATAACATACTTATCAAAGGATGGGAGATTTGCTACATCTGCCATCAATCCCCAGGCGAAGTCCAAGGTAGTTGTTGCTACACTGAACCCTCCCGTGGATTCCCATTGAGATTGAGTTATTGCCGCAAAGTCTGTTCCTGTCATTTGGTTCTGGGTGACGGCAAATGCCTGCTTAAGTGCCTGGAGCTTTGTGTTATTGTCTGCCGCTACCCACGTTGGGGTAGTCGTGACTGAACTGTTATACTTCCATGTTCCCGAATCATTCTTGGCAATGTCCCGCCATGCCGCTGATCTGAACACACTGTAGGTTGTTTGGGCATCAAAGGATACTGAGTGCCATACCTTACTAGCCCCGGCCTTTGTCTCAGTGACGATTATACCTGTGATGTGACTCCAGGTGGAACAGTCCACAGCTTTTCCAACAACAGTATCAACGGCTTGCATGTAGGTGGGGACGTAAATGGTAGTAGTAGGAACGGACTCGACAAGTTTCATACCCCCCATACCTTCCCAATAATCACCTCCATAACTCCCGTTCCCAATAGTAAATCTATAATACCTATAGGCCGTTGAATTTACAAACGTGAAATAACCAGCATTATCTCCTTCCCTACCATACCATTTATTATCTCCAGGAGGGGGGTAGTCTGATTCTACTGCATGTAATTCAGTCCAGCCGGAATCATCTGTGCTCCCTTCGAGAACCCATTGTTGGATGTTATGGAATCCTACAGTCCCACTACAAAAGAAATCATATTTATTAACAATTTTTGTAGATCCTAAGTCAATTTTTATCCAAGCTCCCTCTAACATACCTCGTGAGTGAGGCTGTTCATAGAACCAACCTGTATTTTCAAAACAATACCAAACGTTTGCATCCGCAACACTTGAAGAAGCTACTAATGGACTTGGTAATATGTTTGAAGTCATCACAGGGATAAGATAGGCTACATTAGGATTGTCTGCCCCATCTGGTGTTGCTGATTCTGTTATGGTTAGTGTTGGAATTGTCACAACACCAGAGCCAACCTCAGTCCCATATATAGCTGTTACATCAGCATCCGCATGATCCACTGATAAGACTACACCAATGTCTGGATCAGTCCCATCACCACTACCACCTGTAATTCTCACCGAGGTATCTGCAAAGACTACCTTCACTCCTAGTTCAATTGCAGGACAATCACCCGCCGCCCCTAGTGTCGGCACTTTTCTCATCTTACAGGCCGCCGACATGGTTTCAGGAACGTAAGTGATTACAACAACTATCTCATTCTCAGAAGTAGTTACTCCACAAACATGAGTAGCATTATAGGTTGTTTCGGTAAAGCCATAGAATCTTACCTTATCCCCTGCTACTAATCCATGTGCAGTATAAGGGAAGCCTACCTTATCTGTCCTGTCTATTACTGCATCATTGCCAAAGGCTACCTCAGCCCCCTCGAACCTACCCTTCTTGGCTGTAACTCCCTTGTTCCAGTAAGATATCTCTCCCTTCAAATCCTGGAGATCCACGTCTGCCACAGTAACAACATCCATTGTGGATGAACCTGTTGCCATACCAGTTAAAACATATTTGTCGAGCGAGGGTAGGCTATCCACGGCTGTAGTTAATCCCCAGGCGAAGTCCACATAGTCAACTGAAGCACTGTATCCCCCAGAAGCCTCCCATTGAGCCCGTGCCATCGCTTCTACGGCTGTCTTAGTCCATCTATTGCTTGCAACCCCAAACGCTTGTCTGAGGGCTGTGTGCTCGTTGTTGGTGGATGCTGGAACAAGGATCGTTCCATTGTTATATTTCCATATCCCCACATCATTCTGAACAATGGTCCTCCACACGGAGGAGACATAAGCCTTCCAGGTATTCCTCTCATCGAAGGAGATAACGTGCCACGTAGTGGAAGTGGATGGAGTTGTCTGGGTAACGGCTATAGAATCCAGGTTGGTAAATGCCGAGACATCAGCCTGGATAGCGTCACCTGATCTTGCTATGCAAATCTGCACAGGGTAGGCCAAGGGAGATTCGATGAGTCTCAACTCTCCTACCGCTAGGTTAGCGGAACCATTCTTAACAGTTATGTCAAGTTTGTAATATCGGTAAGCGATAGCATTGGTAAAGGTGAATGCCGTGGCCCATAAGTTTTGGCCTGGATCAGCAATACCTGTCTGAGTATCCAAGGTATCCCAACTTGAATCATCAAGGCTACCCTTGAGCGTCCATGTGTTAGGGAAACCTGTCTCTCCGGCAACATTCTTAGCCTGGATCATGTACTTATTAATGACTATGGTTGAACCGCAGTCCATTTTAATCCAGCCCGTAGCACTGGCCGTCTCCCAACACATAGTTGTATTTTCTTGGTTGAATGCCTTCCATGCTGCAAAAATAGCCTCTTCGGATGCCGCTGCAACTTGGGGGGACGGAAGGACATTGGAGGTCATCTGAGTAGTCATGACTGTAGTGCTGGCATTGGCGAGGCCATCCGCACCACCATAACTATTGGAGATTAGGCTTCCAGAGGTAACTATGCCGTATTCAATTCTGGCAAGGTTCCCCGTGGCGTGATCTACTGATAACCTAACTCCACTTGCTCCAGTCCCATCTCCGGTAATGTCAACAATAGTGGACTCTACACCATCATTGAATATAACATTAGAACCCACAATTACATCTGTTCCACTCCCCACTGCAACCGCAGTGTTCCCTGAGTTCCTAAAAGTCCCAAGGTTAGAAGAGTTTCTATTCCATGCTACGATAGTGCCGAGGTAGTTAGGTTGAGTCACATCAGAGATTGAGGCTATGTCAGAATAAACATAGCTAGTTGCACTGGCGACAAGGGAGAATGTTATCCTATACCAATACCCTGGAACCTCTGCAATAGCAGAATAGTCTGCCTCTGCTTCGGCCCAAGTTACTGTTCCACTTTTGGCGAGGGTAACTCCAGTAGTGGCAGTATTATCAGTTATTGATAGCGCATCCCATGCCCCATTATACCACCTAGCCACTGCCATTGTACAAGGAGTAGCATTAGCCTGATGGACTTTGAAATACATCCCCGTAGATTTAGCCACATCAAGACAAACATAAATACCACCGGCAACAGGGAGCGCAGGAATATAGGCAATCGAGTCATCGTCATTGTCAGTGAGAGCCGTAGTCATATCGAAGTAATTAAGGCCATCGAGCGTGCAGAAGATTTGCTTAGGAAAGGCCCAGTCTGAACCGTCTGTCTCCAAGCCACCAAGAAATACTAGGGGAACCGTAGATACGCCCTCAGTTATAATAACTCTATCATTAAGGGTAGCTACAGACATTCCACCGGCAGTGAGGCCAAGATCATATAGTTCTGTAAAGGACAGGGTAGAGCTAGGTAGTCTGGTTTTAGAGACATACAGCTTACAAAGAGTTGAACTCCTTACTTGAGCCAAAAGATACGACACTTCATTAGAGGGAAACCTAACCTGAACAAGTTTCTCAACAACACCCCCAGACATTAAGGCAGCCGCAGTACTCGCAGTTTTACCGAGTCGAGTTTTCATCCACTTGTCAGACACATCAATATTCTCTGCGGACCACAGGTTCTTAACGTCATAGTTTACCGGATTCACACGGGTATTAACTATTCCACCACTGAAGTCTAATAGTTGAACAGACTTGAGGTCCGGGCCTTGTGGTTGTCCTTGTTGCTGAGGTTGTTGTGCCATTATCTATTTGTCCTTAGTCTCATTCCAGGCGTGCCCATAACCAACATGAGTCTCGCCATTGCCTTACCGAACAAGCTCGCATAGTACTGCTGGTTCTGTTGAGCCATCGGCGAGTGCCTATCCCTGGCATACCCCTGCATGAGGCAGTACCACACGAACAAGTCATCATGAGCCTTCGGTATTGGCAAGTCGTAGCTCGATGTGCAGGCCACCGCAGCCGGACAGTATGAGTGAAACACTGCCAGGCCGCTCGTGAGATTCCTATCCGGAACCGGGATCAGGTATAGGACATCCCCCACCATGTGATAGGCCGAGGCCCGAGATCCGCTTGCATACTGTTTGAGTGCCCGCTGATAATCAACCCAAGTCCCAAACGTCATCATTTCATCGCTGTAAGTTGTCGCTGTCGGTTCATACCACCTTACTGATTCCACCTTCTCGATGTCCGGTATCAGGGTAGTGAGGTTATATGATGCTTGTGCGGCTACAACATTTAATAGTGTCTGTTTATGCCAGTATCCCAGGACAGCTATCTCGTAGATGGCTTCGTTGATCCAGCCTACGATATCAGCCTGGTTAAGAAACCTCTGTGAGTCATCATTGAAGAGTGTCAGCACCCTACTCACCACGATTCCAACTCTACCAAGACAAGTTGTCGTGGCCCCGGATGATGTGGTAATGTTGGCAACTAGGGTATAGAGACGGATAGCGGCAGAATCTTCATTAGAGTCCGCTGCAATACGAGAGAGAGAGACGCTGACAACATCCCCGGAAACAAGAGTGTGCCCACCTACCTGCCCACTGGTAGAGATGGTGACGGATCGAGTGTCAACAGTAGAGGCTATTGAGCTAGAGGTATAGGAAGCATTGTAAGTGGCTGAGAAGGCTCCAGTCGTTACCTCATATTGCCATTTATGGCCCTTAGATGCCGAAGCACTGGACTCCGACATTACCATGACAATATCTTCACCCGCGACATACGCAGTTGGAATGACTATAGAAAACCCTGCCTCATCCAACAGATCCCATTCAGTATAAGTCCTGTCATAGGCATCAGTCCCATTTACAGGAACGTGGCCTAATAGAGGGAGCATAGCCTCTATGATGATTTCGCTCATTTACCTTTACCTTTACCCTTCCCTATCACATTCGAGAGGTTCATCATACCGCCCTTTTGAGCAGCCCAAGTGTCCGGCCCCTTGTGGTTCCTTGTCAGTGTTGGCAAGTACTTCTCTATGAAGGGCATTATGGCCTCGGGTAGAGCCTTGTCTGCCTTGGGCAGGAAGGAGATCTTGTTGGTTTTCTTTTTGCCGGCACGGTAAGGTATATCCATTTTATGCTCCTACCTAATAACCCATTAAACTGTCTTCTATTGATTGTGGGTATTTTGACATAGTGAAGTTGTGAAACGCATTAACAGTGGGGTTATCTCTCGCCCCTGAATATATCTTTTTAGCCATAACTTCTGCCTCGAAGAGAAGGCTCGCCCTGTGCCAACTTCGGATAATTCTCAGGAAGATCTTGGGGCACAGGTGATCTGAAGAGAGAGTCTCCCATGTTTACAGAAGGATCGTTCTCTTTGTAGGGATTGAGTAGAGGATCAGGCTTATCTATATAGTCTGTTGGTTTCCTGTATTGCAGAAGTATGTCCTCTGTTTCCTTGCGAAAATCTCTATACCTCTGTTGAAGCTCTTCTTCTTTGAGTTGCTTTTCCATCTTCTGTTTGTTCAACGCCTCATCTTGCTGTTGTTGCCATCTGGTGGCAGGATCCCCGAAGAGGTATTTATTTATCCCCTGAATTTTATCCAATGGGAATGGTAGTTGCTTGGGGGGTTCATACAGGTATCTCATGTCTCCTGGCATAATAAGGTTGTCCCCGAGAGGATCAGTCTTTTGGGTGTTCCTCGGGAAGGTTGTCTCTTCGGCCAGAAACCCGGGTAAACCCTCCAGCCCTAGTTCGGGCTGATTATTGCCAGGCGCTTGAAAGTTGAACATGTGAGGAAGATCTAAGGGGGCAGGCTTACCTGTTGACGTATCTCGAAGTTCGTCATGAGGGCTCGGTGGAGTTTCCCAGCCAGGATCTTGAGCCGAGAGGTATCGTCGCTCATTCTCCTTATCTTTGAATGTCGAGGGCCAGTGGCCTGTCTCGTCATAGCCTGCCCCAGCATTATAAGCACCTCTGTAGTCATAATGATGCTCCGGATCGTAAGGGTTAGGATCGTAGCCACGCTGAGCCGCGATACTCTTATACCAGTCCATAAACTCCTGCTCGCTGAAATTCCCCGAGCCCGAGGTGTCTACGGGCGGGAACAAGTTGTAGTCATTCTCTTCGTTCATTTAGATCCACACTATTAGCCCACACCAAAAATGTATGAAATTATCTGGGTAAAGGTAAAGTATTTCAATGCCAAGAGTCATGGTTGCCTCTGAAGTTGCTGCATAATCTGTTGAAAACTCTGTTGAAGTTGCTGTATCTGTTGTTGAAACCCCTGCATAGCCTGAGCTTGCATCTGTGGATTACCAGAATTCTGCAACTGACTTATTTGCATCTGCGTTTGAATCTTAGCCATAGAATCCCTATGGTTAGCTTGAGCCTGTATGATTTGAATTTGCTTAGCTATTTGCTGCGCTTGAGTTTGAGACTGTGACTGCTGAACCGTGGGCACATTAGGAGTAGGGCCGCAACCCTGGAATTGTTGTGCCGGAGTAGAGTAAATCGCTGCCACAATGAAAACCATTATCAGTAGTCCATATTTTTTCATGGTTTCTTATCCCCTATAATTAATCTTCTTATCGCTGAGATATCCCTGAATAACGCTCCTTCAAGGTATCCCACCACGACACCTTTTTGGGTGGAACTGGAATGAGTGACAGCGGGTAATCCGGATCTGTCTCTCCATAGTATTCCGATGTGTCCATCTGGCCTTGCTGAGGTAAATGTCCACCAGATGATGTCCAGTTCTTCTGTGGAGTGGAACATGATATCAACGCCATTCCAACCACCAAGGCCACGCCGCATATTCCTAGAAGTCGTACGCGATACCGGCATACCTGCCCTTTTAGCCCCCAAGAAGATATACCCGGAACAGTCCAAACCCCTGGACTCTCTCGTGCTTTCTCCCCATACGTATCTGGGATGAGCATTGATGATCGTTTGAATGTTCTGTTTAAATGGTTTGGCATATTGATCTCCTAGCCCATAGGCAAGGTTAGAGGAAAGGATAAGCCCTAAAATCAGGAATAAGCGCATATTATACTCACAGCAATAAGTAATGCTGCCATCATAATAGCAAGGGCCCGTGGATCTTCCCCAATCATGTGAAGGCCGTCTCCAGGGATAATAAGGGAAGCTGCTATAAGACTTCCCAGTAACATCATGATTCCCAAGGCCATCATAGGGACACGCAGCAACATAGCCCTAACCAAGGCATCCCCATCAGGATCACAGCCAGGGTAATATGTTATAGCCACCATACACACGATAACTGTGGCCGTAATCACTAATACCCATCCAATCAATGAGTTCACCAGATGCTTGTTGAATACTCCATGATCCGGCATTATTGCTCCCTCCGTTCCTTACCATCCCATTTTTCTGTCACTGAAAAACCACGTAATGTCACAAGGAGTTCTCCTGTCACAAAGTCCAGTTTATTAGTTAATATATTGATGGATTCTCTCGTTAATTCCCTCGTTGATTTTGTCTCCTCAGTATAATCATGGAGCCATTGCCGGTATTCTTCCACCTGATTAGTTAGTTTCATCATAGTAGGACAACGCTCAATCGGACAATTCTTCCAGTGTTCCTCTGATGCTGTTCTGGCAACCTCCTCTTGATGTTTCCTTGTAAGTGTTGAATGATTTACCTCATACAATTTAAACTCTTCTCTAAATTTTGCTAATAGTTGTTCCAACAACTTCATATCAGAACTGCTGTTGCCAATTTCTAATTCTAAAAGTAACAGTATTTGATCCCATTTATCCAGGAACACTCCAGCCTGTAGCCATTGCTTCCTGAGATAAAACCAAACAACATAGGCAATGACAAGGATAGCAAGAATTAGCGCGGTTAAAACCCAACCGTGAGAACCCATAAATGAAAGTGCCTCAAATACCATTACACGAATCCTTTCCTGATAGCCTCTAGTGCAGCGTTAATCAAAGTGTTCAGCATGTTAGTTTCGATGTCGGGATAGTCCTTAGACAGTTGATCTCTTACCAGCTTGAACTTCTCTGAACTATCAAGTTGATTATCAGCCGCAGCCAACTTCACCAGTTCAAACGCACTCGCTACTGAACCAGGAGGAAGTTTTGACATAGCAACCCCCACAGCCTGAAGGATTCCAGTGGCAATAGGATTGCCCTTTACCTTGTATATCAAGCCGATTAACCAAGAGATGAAAGCCCACATGTTTCCTCCTATGATGCCAGAGCTGCTTCTACTTCTTCAACAGTGAATCCTAGACGAAGAAGTTTACAGTGTTCATCCAGTTTAAATTCCTGTTGAATAGTTATTGGTTCCTGAGTTTCCATGTCTTGTGATTGAATCAATCTATGAGTATTATCAATGATACCTTCGCCAACTAACTCCACGTTATCCCAAATCAATCTAGAATCATAGAGAGTTTGATAGTACTCCCTCCAGTTATCTTGGTTATCCCTGACATACTCATAATCGAATTTACTATTTAGATACCGTGCGTTTCCTATCATAACGAAATCTCCCTGTATTCTCTCTTAGGAGTAATAAGCATTCTTTCTGTTGTCCAATCTCTATTATATCTATTTAACATTGTGGGGTATTTGATATTTAGTTTGTCTGCCCACTCAGCTAGTGTTTTGGAAACACCCTCATAACTAATATGTTTGTTTCGTCTTGTATTGTTGCATTGTTCTGTTTGTGTCGTCCATCTACAATTCTCAGGACAATAATCTCCATCATTATCTATTCTATCTAAAGACAGTGTATTTGAACAATCACCCATATCTTCATAAAAGTTTCTGAAATCATGCCATCGTTCACAAACCTTAATACCGCGACCGCCGTAATTATGATATCCTGGCGAGTTGGGGTTATTGCACCTATCTATCATTCCAGCCCAACGCTTGTACACTTTAGTTCTAGCCATCCCATGTTTTGTGTTTCGCGAACTGGACTTAATTCTATTTATCATATCTGGGGTATAGCATGGCACTGAACAATAACTTCTATTTGTAGACTCATTGTCTAAAAATATCTTTCCACAAGTTTTGCAAACAAACTCTTTTTTATTGTTCTTCCATAAAGGACTATTATTACCAGTTTTATTGATAGACAACCAGAGACCATAGCAACCTTGGGAACAAAATCGTCTTGGAGCATTACTTGCATAATAAGTAAAGGTTATCCCACACTGCTCACACATACATGTAAGTCTCTTTGTGCATCTCTGAGCATCACCTTCCATTATATTACTCCTATTCTTTGTTGTAGATTAAAACAATTTCCATGTTGCATCCAACCTAATGTTGATGCAATTGACGAAACACATGAATCAAATAATTGGTTGCCTCGATGA